TCTTGGACTACTCATAGTTATAACTGTATTTGCTACATTTACACCCTGTCCTGCAGGAGATATTGTACAAGTAGAACCACTATAAGATGCTATATCATCTACTAAATCTATGTAAGCATTAGTATTAGAAACAGTAGTCATAGGAGTAGTATCTACTCTAATTGCTGAAGTATTTATAAATTGAGTAATCCCAGCTACTAGTTGTCCTCCGTCTCTACCTGCTCCATCAATTCTAATTAAAGGTTCTAGTACTCCTGGAGTTACTACATCGTTTGAAGCAAAGAAAGAAGAGCTTGAAGTAATAATATTATTTCCTGCAACTGTACTAATAGTGCCTGTTGCTCTCTTCTTAGCTCCTGCTATTCTTATCTGTCTTACTCCTTCTGCAGTAGTTCTACCATCAAATATATTTTGTTGATTATCTGTAACAGTTCCTGAAGAAGCTACATAACTCCCATCGAAAGATTGTTTAGGGTCTATAATACCTGTATTTGTACTATTAGCTACTGGATTGTCATTTAATCTAATACTTGCAACATTGTCTACAAGACCTTCAATTGGGCCTTCTGATAATACATCATATATTACTGCAGTCTGCTTTCTAGTATTCGCAGATATATTTACACCTGCACCATCAAAGGTCGATGTACTTCCTGTTGCTGTATTACTCATTATTCTGCCTCCGTATAGTTCCAGTTAACATTTCCTTCCTCATCACCGCCTACATAACCTCCGCCATCAGTTCCTGTTGTTGCTTTTGACCCTTTACTTACAAAAGTATATCCTTGATGACTTGTTATTCTTGAATCTGTAAAACCAAAGTTTACCACTGCTCCACCTACTTCCATTTCTCCATAGCAAAGAGGCACAGGTATACCTGATTTAGTATTATTAATTGGGCCATTAAACATTGTCGATTCATCTTCTCCTAAGTCTTCGGGTTCATCTGTCGTGAGTTCTATAATACCTTGTAATGCTAATTGAATACCTACATTAATCATAACACTACTTAATAGTTGCAATCCTTTTCCAGCCCCCTCTATATTTCCTGTCATAAAACCACCAACTATTAGTGCTATTCCAACAATAACTTTCATTAGTTTACTTAATGCTCCTCTAGGTACAGGAGTAATAATTATATCTTCTTCATGTAGTTCTAAATCTAAAGTATCGTAATCTAAAAATTCTTCTCCTTTCTGAACAGTGAAATAAATATCATTCTCGGTACAATCTATGAGATACTTTCGTAGACCACCTTTCATTGTGTCTATTGCGTGTACGGCTTCTTGAACTGTCTTTACATTCAGTCTGTGTACTTCTCCGAATAGTTCTCCCATTCTTCCTTTGAATATTATATTTCTAGTCATGGTTGTATAATTGTGTAATCTTTCTCGGGATAGGAAACGATTAAATACGGAATTCCTACCTCACGACATTGTTTTTTGTCTGCTTCGCTTGGCTGACAATCTTGCCCATAGTGACTATGGACTACATATTTTATTTTTGATGTGAGTTGATATTTCACGAAAGTTTTTGCGTCCATCATAAACTCATTTTCCTCTGGGGAGATATTTTCCATGCGAATATATTTTTTATTATCTCCATCTTCTATAACAAGCCCACAACATTCCCTCGGCGCTTCATCGGCAGCATGCTTAAATATTTCGTCTATCATGAGAACGCCTTCGCTGCAGGGAAACCACCAAAAGGTAGTTTTGCTGCTGTATTAGGATTTGCCTTACCTGTAGAAGTTGCAGTTCCTGTACTAATTGGGTCAAATCCAAATCGTGCTTTACAGCCATCAAGTCTTTTACTACAGCCATCTCCTTTTTCCCATACACTACTTAAATATCCTGGTGCCATAGATTTATTTGCTTTCTTCGTTTTCCATAGTAAAGTTTTTCCATGAGTATGAGAAGTAGCAACATTATCTGTAAAAGTTACATAGTCATTTTGTTTATCATCAGAGAAAGTAAAATATTCTGTTCCATGTGAATATGCACTAAATACTCTTACTCTTTTAAAATTATTATTTGCATCACTAGGAGTTCCTGGTGATGAAGTGCTTTTTGTTGCTTGCCAATACTGGTCTTTATTTGATACTGTTGTTCTAGTACCGTCTGCATTATATCTTGTTACTGATGCTGTGGTTTTGTAATAAGTATTTACTGTTACTGCGCCACTGCTATAAGATGTAAAAGATGTACTGCTAGGTACAACATACTCATCATCTATATTTACATATACTGTGAACTCTGTTCCATTTTGTGCAGGAAGTACTTGAGGTCTATATTTTCCTTCTAAATGCCAAGTGCAACCACTCTGTGCTTTTTCATGTACTGACTTATCTTCTCCAGCTCCTTGGTATAAGAAAGGACACCTATCTGGAAGTACATTTCTTCCTGGAACTCTAATATTTTGTAAGTCAAAAGGAGCAACACACTCTACTACAACATTTGATTTTGTTTTGCTTTTGATTCTATCCATAGTATAGATATCTCTAGCATATTCTGTAGGAGGATTTGTTGCAGCTGACTCACCGTGAAGATATTTTTTAAGAGTAGTTCTTCTAATTAGTTTTAATCCTAAAAGAGTTTGATAATCTATAGTTCCTATTGCATCAGATAAAGTTGTTAAAGCAGTACCTAAACTAAGTGTAGGTCTTGCTATTGCTCCATCATTTTTTACTTCTACTCCTTTAAATTCTACTGGTAAAGCAATATAAGTATTAATTTGAGAGTTTGTTTTAAAATCCCTCATTTGAATAGTTGTTAAATCGTCATCTAAACCTGAATGAAAGTATATAAATGACCCTTTTACATATTCTAGTTCAAAAAGATATACCAGCTCCGAGCCTGGAGTTAACTTTTGTAAATCTTTTACTAATATCTTTTCTGTCATTATGCTTCATATACCCTTACGAAAGTTGCACTGCAGGAGTAGTAATCATCATACTCCCAATTTTGAGTAAAGTCACTCACATAGACTTTTACAGTTTCTTCATTTCCACTAGCATTTGTATCTGCGAAAGTAAAATCAAAATCTGTAACTCCTTTTGTACTCTCGAAAAATCCTACTATATCATCTATTTCTTCTTTTGTTCTTGTTTTAAAGTTAACACTAAACTCTTGGTCTAGATTATTAATTCCATTGGCTATTCTTTGTTGATAACCATCTCCAAATTTTGCTTGAAATATTACAGGTGTATTCTTTTTAGTAAGACCTTTATCTGGTACTACTGTCCTATTTCCAAAACTTGCTGTTGTGCTAAATCCTAATGCCATATTATCCTGCCAATATTCCTCCAGGTCTCATTTGTTTTTCTATCTCTGCTTGTACTGCCATATTAATAGCATCTGCAAATTGTCTTCCACCATCTGAGTCCACGCTTGTATCTGCTCCTGTATCATCAATATTTACAGTGATACTTGTATTATTTGTATTTCCTGCTCCACCACCTAAGTCAACAGGTATGCTTTTATTATCTGGAAGTGGTACAACGGCTTCATTCTGTTTTCCTTCTCCTACTAGATATGTTGGTTGTTTTGCTATTCCACCATGTGCATATCTGGCTATACCACCTTTTGCTAATCCTATAACTCCTCCGTCAGCCATTCCAAATAAACCTCCGAATAGTGTTGAGAAGAATCCACTGATTCCTCCACCGCCTCCGATTCCTTTAAATGCAGCCATAAATCCTGTTGATACTTCTTCAGTTATTGAATCAGTAATAGCTGTTACAGGGCTTGATTCAGAAGTACCACCAAGTACCTTTTTCATTAAACCATCGAGTGTGTCATCTCCTGTTACCATATTCTTATCAAATGCTTTTGCATGTGCTATTAATGCTTGCTCTAGCCTGTCTACATGGTCGTTATGAACTTTTTGAATTGCTTTTGCTTCTGGAGTGAGTTCTACTATCTCCTCTTTATCCATTCCTAGCAGACCTTTGAATT